AAATCGTCTATTCTTTATGTTTGTCTTGGTCGCTCAAGAGAATGGCCAAATGAGCCTGAGCCAATCACACCACCAGATAATGAACAACATTTACATTATGAACTTCACCGAAAGTTTATTGGTGGGAAGAAAGTAACTCCTTCTGATATATCTCATGTGACTACTCGCCACAATTGGGTTACAGGAACAGTGTACTCGATGTATCGCGATACTGATACAGACATGTATGATCGACCATTTTTTGTTTTCACTAACGAAAATAATGTGTATAAGTGTTTATATAATAATAATGGAAATGCATCTACAGTTAAACCTAAAGGATTTGCGTTACATCCGGTCACAACTTCTGATGGATATACATGGAAGTACATGTATACTGTTCCATTAGGCGATGAACAAAAATTCACGAATCACCAGTTCGTTCCAGTCAAAAATGCTACAGCTGAGAATAGTGTGGAAAATGGTCGCCAATTGGCTGTACAGAATAATGCCGTCAATGGCGCAATTCATATCGTCGAAACAACTGGTGGTGGTATCAATTATGATAGTTTTGTCGATGGTTCCGTTGAATCGGCTAGCACAACTACAATTAAATTGTTTTCCGATCCCAACAATCAACCATCAGTGGTGGATGGGGTGTATACTGGGGATAGTGTGTACATTTCTTCAGGTACTGGGGTGGGACAATTACGTCGTATAATAAAATATGTTGATAGAACATTGACAGTTAACTCACCATTCACAGTTGTTGCTAATACAGATTCAAAGGTCATTATATCTCCGACCGTAACTATCATTGGTGATGGTGTCGGTGCACAAGCATATTCATCTGTGACCACGGATTCTATTTCTAGCATTAATATGCTCGATGTCGGAATTGGATATACACGTGGACAGGCACTGATCACATCTAATACCGAACATGGAACAGGTGCTACAGGAAAATGTATTATTTCTCCGCAAGGGGGGCATGGTTCGAATCCTATTCGTGAATTGTATGGCGATAAAGTGATGCTGAATGTACAAATTCATGGTTCAGAGGGAGTGTCTGCAAATGGGAATGGGTATATTCCATCAAATACAGAATTCCGTACAATTAGCGTTTTGAAAGATCCAACTTTAAGATGTGATTCGAATAACAACTTCACTGTTACACAAAATGTTGCGAATACCACCAATTCTCCACCAACATTACGTCTTTGCTCAAGATTAGATATCTCGTATAAGCAAATGGACAGCGATATTCCTGTCAATCCATTGCAAGAATCAGATACCATTACTAATAAAAGGGTCTTAGACCTTGCTTTAAATGGCTCACTCGAGTTCGTCACCCAATTGGGCGTGACTGCTCTTGAAGCAGCAGCATTAACTAACGCACTCCAAGCTGCAAACGCAAATATCGTACTTATTCATAATGTGATCGTGAATGACGTCGTGGAAGATCCATCTCATCATATCATGTATATAAATAGTGTTGAGAGTTTTAGCAACTATGTCCCATTTTCAACAAACGATATCATTCTTAAAAGTGGTTCTAGTATAGAGGTTGCGACTATCGAATCGATTGCGGGATCAGAAGCAAACACATTTTCTGGAGAAATTCTTTATACAGAAAATATAACAGTAGCGCAACGTGATCCAGAACAAATTGAAGACATCCAACTCATTCTAGATTTCTAGGTAGGGAAATAAACTAATGGCAATAGAAACAAATTTAAACCAAAGTCCACATTTTGATGATTTTGATGAGGATAAGAAATTTCATCGGATTCTTTTTCGTCCAGGATATGCGGTACAAGCACGTGAATTGACTCAACTCCAATCGATTCTTCAAAATCAAATCAGCCAAGCTACTAGTGAAATCATGATTGACGGAACAATCGTCAGTGATTGCGGTCTTACTACAGGACCGACTGATTATGTAAAACTTCGAGATAAAGATTCTACAGGTGAATCTATTTCAATCTATGATTTTCATGATCAGGGGACAGGCAAGCTTGCTAATGTATATATCACTAGCACTACGACTGGACTGACGGGAAAATTAGTTGGATTTGAGAATGGATCTGAAGCTGCTGCTCCAGATTATCTGACCATGTACTGCCACTACACGAATTCTGGAAATGACAAAGAAACTAAGGTTTTTTCTGACAATGAGAGTCTTAATTTTAATTGGTCTGCAAATAGTGATCTGAAATTTATTGCTAATACTATCTCTGTGGATTCGACCGGAAAAGGACTTAAAGCTAATATCACCGATGGGGTCATTTATCATAAAGGGCATTTTATCAACATGAGTGCTCAGAGTAAAATTGTTGGTAAATATACTGCTAAACCATCGATATCTATCGGTATCAGCACCCTAGAATCTGTTGTTAGATCTACCCAAGATGCATCGCTTTTAGATAATGCTGTAGAATCAACAAATTATGCTGCTCCAGGAGCAGATAGATTACAGATGAACCCTGTACTGGCTGTATACCCTTTAGGTACTACCAACACGGAATCATTTTTTAGTATAGCTGAAGTGGAGAATGGTTCCGTTCAGAGAAGACTTACTGACACTACCTATTCCGATATCGGTATTCATATTTCTAATCGAATATTCGACACTAACGGAAATTTTGCAGTTGATCCATTCAATCTGCGTGTTATTGAGCATATGAAGAAATCGAACACTCTTGGTCGTTTTTTACCAGAAATTTTAGCGACTCAAAATGATGTTGATAATGGAGATGCTGCTGTTGTGGGTGAGGTTTTACAGGAAGGGACTGGAGACCACACACTACTAAGTTGTGAAGTCGAAACTGGGATGGGATATGTTGGTGGTGTTCGAGTTAATATTGAAGCACCAAATTTCTTAGATTTCGAAAAAGCTACTGATACTATTTTCAATAATGATATCGCAACAACTCATAATTTAGGAAATTATTTAAACATCAACGAAGTTTGCGGCACTTGGAATTTCAATAGTATGGATACTATTGATTTAAGAAGTTCTGCAGTACAGGCTTTGTCAAATAACACAACTGGACTGACAGCTGCTGCTGGAAGTAGTTTAGGTACAGCTCGAGTCAGAGGAATCCAGCGGGATTCAGGTACTTCAGGTGCTCCTGGTGCTGTATTCAGACTCTATTTATTCGATATTAAAATGAATAGCGGTTATAGTTTTTCTGATGTCAGGGGTGTGTCTTATGCCTCTGGAGCAGCAGGAATTTCGCATGGAGATGTTGTTCTAGAAAGTGGCATTGCTAAAATTCAGGAACCCTCATTGTCAAGAATGTTGTTTCCTTTAGGGCAAAAATCAGCACAAACACTTACTGATAATCAGTGGGTGTATCGTGCGGAAGCAACACTAAGTTTCACTACTGCAGGTGTTGCTACTTGGACACTTGGAACTCCTCATGCGGGAGGTGCTGAATCCTTTTGGGACACAGGTACACCAATAACTGATGTTTCCGAAAAATTAAACTATGTTGTTGTCTTGAACTCAGCAACACATTCAAGCAATATGACTGGTACTATTTCTGGTGTTAGTGGATCTACTGTCACTGGTACCGGCACTTTGTTCGAAGCCGAATATTTTGTTGGCGACTTAATGACAATAGGATCCACTTTGGTTCGTGTTGTGTCAGTTGGAAGTAATACATCTTTAACAATTTCGAATAGTCCAGGCAACCTTTCAGGAAATCATAAAAAGACATACCAAAAAGGGCATATATTCGATCTAGATGATGGTAGAGGTGAAATAGAGGTGACTAGTACAGGTGGCACGTACACTCAAGCAATCATTACTTTGGGCACTGAGACACCTGGATTTTCTGATGCCTTTAATGCAACTGTCTACGCTAACGTTCTTCGCTCATCTGCAATAGCTTGCACTAAAGTGGTAAAGAAAAACCAATTTGTCCATATTAATATTGGTTCCCATCCAAATGGTGTGGATGGTCCTTGGCCACTTGGTGTTTCTGATGTTTATAAAATTGAGAATGTATACGTTGGAGCCAACACTACTGTAAGTGCTAGTGACGATAAGAAGACTGTTGAATTTGAACTTGATACTGGACAAAAAGATAATTTATATGATATGTCTAAGTTAAACAAGTTTCCTGGAAGTAGTCTGACTTTAACTGACCATGATGGTCTCCTTATTGAATTTAGTTATTTTGAACGAAACAGCTCGCAAGGTATCGGATTCTTTTCAGTAGATTCTTATCTCACTTCTAACACTACTCCAATAGAATCTGATAGGATTGAATGGTACGAGATTCCTGTATTCGATAGTCCTACAAGTGATAAAAGTTATGATCTCCGAGATCATATCGATTATCGCCCAGCCATATTGAAGACTGCAACACCTGTGGCTTCTGGGGTAACACCACCAATTAATCCCATCGATGGAACTGTCATAACTGTGGACGGAAGTTCTGCAAGTAGTATATCACATATACCAACCCCAGAAGAACATTATACTGGTGCTGGATATTTTTATCTGCCACGTCGTGATCGGATTTTACTCACCCATAATGGTGCTCTACAGGGGATTCGTGGTGTTCCTGATGTGTTTCCACGAACTCCAGCGGAAATTATTGGATCAATGACTTTAGGTACTTTAGAAATTCCGCCATGGCCATCCCTTGCACCTCATCTTGCGAAAAACACAGGTCGAAGTGATTATACAGTTCGGTTGAATGTAGAAAACAATCGCCGATACACTATGAAAGATCTACGTGCGGTTGAAGACAGGATACAGAATTTAGAATATTATTCAACGTTAAATCTTCTTGAAATTTCTACACAAAATAAACAAACTTTTGGCTCAACAGGACTGGAAAGATATAAGAACGGTTTTTTTGTTGATAATATGGCGTCTCATATCAATAGTGATACGAAGAGTGCGCATTATAGAGCAGCGATTGACGTAAACGTAGGCCAACTTCGCCCATTATTTGTTCGAGCAGATATAGCCTTTGATTTACAGGACGGCATGACTAACATAAGTAAGTCAGGTGAACTCTTGATGCTTGATCATACAGAAGAAGAGTTTGTAAAACAATATCATGCAACTAAATTACGAAATCCGGTACAAGAATTGTTGTTCAACTGGGTTGGTGAAATAAATTTTAATCCTCCAGCGGATAATGTAGTTGATATCACAGAAGCACCTGAAATTCAAATTGATTTTAATGGATTTTATGATGCAATGGACGACCTTGCCAAAAGAGCAGGTGTGCTTGGCACTTCATACGGATCTTGGACAAATCCTGGATATAGAGGTAATAGGGTAGACCGGACACAGGATGTCTTTAATACCACAATAACCGCATCTACTGAGACGATCGAATTAGGTCCTTCGATTTCAAATATTTCAGCTCGCGATTACATGCGAGCTAAACTAATCCAAGTTTTTGTCACTCGTATGAGACCCAACACACGTGTGTATCCTTTCTTTGATAATGAGCCAGTATCAAAATATTGCACGTGGGCGAGGGATGCTAATGGTGTTCCTTTTGGCGAAGGTCACGAATTCGGGTCTATGGATAAACCTGACATCATGATTGGCGGTGAACCACTAATAACAGACGATACTGGAAGCCTTTTTGCATGGTTTCGTATTCCGGATGAAGACGAATTGCGTTTTCGAGTAGGAACCCGTCGATTTGAATTATTAGACATACAAGATCGAATCACCCAAAAAGATTTAATTACTACATCTGCGCATTTTGATTATCATTCTAGTCCACTAGATGTTACAATGCAAGGCACTGATATCAATATGAAAGTGCCTCAGATAGACAAAGTGAAGACTGGTGTTAATAGAAATTGTACAAGAAGAGCAGCTGATGGTGATGGCAGAACTTGGCCAGACCCAATAGCCCAAACTTTCAATGTGAACGTTTCAGGTAAGGACATCGATGGGGTTTATATTACTAAGATCGACATTTTCTTTGGGAAAAAAGACGATGCTCTACCAATCTCTTTACAAATTCGTACAACGGACACAGGGTTTCCAACTAAAACTATCGTTCCCAATGCAACCAGCACAGTTACCGCAGCTGCTGTGGTAGTGTCCGCTGATGCATCGTTACCCACATCTTTTGTATTTGATACGCCAGTATTTCTCAGAAATACAGAAGACTATGCGTTTGTGGTTCTACCTGCTGGCAACTCAGACCAATATAATATTTGGACTGCTGAATTAGGGGGCATCGATGTACATTTAGAGAAATCGATGGTACAAAAACAAGCTGCAACTGGCGTATTATTTACATCTTCAAATGATAAAACTTGGAGTCCTGTTCAAAGTGAAGACATAAAGTTTACTATTCATCGTGCTAACTTTGTGAGTACGGGGGAAGTACAATTCGCGAATAAAAATCAAGACTTCTTTAGTGTTGATAGTTTTGGTGGCAATAGACTCACCTATGGCGAGGTGATACGTGGCGAATGTAATATGGCGATCACAGGTGTGGGCAATTCTCCAGCTGTGGGAACAATTATTCAATCTGAAGCTGCAAAGAATGGTGCAGCAATTGATGATGCAAATTTTGCTAATGGAACAGTTCGTTCTATTTATGGTAATGATGGCACTAACGATTTAATTAAAATTGATGCTATGGGAACGTTTCCATCATTAGGCAACTTATATGATTCATCAGGGACTTCTCTCAATATTACCACGGCAGCATTTACTGCTAATACCTCAAAGGGTTATATGTCATTCCAAGATACCACTAGTGGTGTGTTATATACCGAGTATTCAACTGGAGGGTTTCAATCAAATGTTCCATCTTGGGTTCGTGGACAAAGTTCGGGTGGATTTTGTCGTGTGACCGCAGTCAATGATATAAAAATGAATTCAATCGTTCCTAAGATTCCGGAAATTTTACATGCAAGCACGAATATTGGATGGAGTTCTAAAAATACATCATCGAGTTTAAATACTCTTTCTAATGAGTGGGGATCAATTGGGCTTGGTATTAATAATGAATTTTTAAATGAAGAGAAGAAAATATATTCATTTTCGAACAATCCACTTTCTCAGTCATTATATATTCGTGCTCAATTTAACTCAACTACACCCTACGTATCTCCAATCGTTGATACCACTCGTATGAATGGTATAATTATACATAATATTATCAACAGTGATTCTACAAACGAAAACGAACATGTAGGAAATGCGCTCACTCGCTATATCAGTAAGCGAGTAGAACTTGCTGATGGGCAAGATGCTGAAGATATGTTGGTATATGTAAATGCATTCAAACCTGTAGGCACAGATGTTGAAGTGTATGCTAAAATTCTACATAGCGAAGATGTTGATTTTGATTCTAAAGATTACTCATTAATGAGACAGGTGACAGATATAAATACCTTTTCGACTGGCATCGATGGGACTAATATAAGGGAATATGAATATACATTCTCGGCGAATACTGATGGTTCTAATTTTCTAGGCAGTAATTCAGATAATCAGGCCAAACTAAATACAACTAATAGCAATATAGTCGGATATCGTTCTAAAGAAGGTGGTATTTTTCATACATACAAAGTATTTGCAATCAAACTTGTATTAAAAGCCAACAGTTCAAATATTGTGCCTTTGGTGAATGATCTACGTGTAATTGCACTACAAAAGTAATATAATGGAAAATCACAAATTTGCTAAAATAAAAGATAATGAAAAATTAGTTCGGGATGCTACATCAAATGCCGTTCTGAATACTGATATGAGTTCGTTAGAACAATATCGTGCTAGACGTGATTCCGCTGCAGAGCAGCAAAAAGAATTTGAAACTTTAAAAAAAGAAGTTTCTGAAATTAAACAACTTCTTTTTCAATTAGTTAACAGAGATTAAACAAATGACAGTAACCGTAGCAAATACCGAATTGACCCACAATTTTAACACGTGGCGACTTAACACCAATTATATTTCAACCATAATTAGTAACAACGTTGTTACTGTAACTAGAGAAGGTGCTGCTGAGCGTGGTGGATCTGTTACAGGTAATGGTCACGTAACTGGAACATTTTCCGCTACTACATTGAGAGCTGATGTGATTCTTGGTGGAAACACAACGTTTGATGCTGGTATTCAGATTAACTCTAATACTATATTTAATGCAGCTGATCTTACGGTTAATGCGCATACAAAGTTAAGCGGAAACGTGATAATTGACACAACTGGAACAGAAGTGTTTCATATGGGCGACGTGTCAAGATTGCGTATGACTGGTGGTTTAGAAGGGCAATATTTGAGAAAGGGTGCTGACAGTACCGTTGACTGGGAAGCATTAACGCTACGCCAATTTGTAGACAATTCTGATGTATTACATACTGATGCTTACCTATCATCAAACTCTGCACATATTATTCTTTCTGGTGCGAATACCGCTTTTAGTCCGGATCTTAATTCTCCCCACTTAATTTTCACTAGTGGTGGGTCGGGAATTGACGATAAGTTTCACCTTTATGCTGCTGGAGATGCTACATTAGGTTCTTCAGATTTAAATTTAAATCTCGTTGATGCTGCAGGGTTATCTTCATTCAATATTTCTACTAATGCTAATAATCGAATAGGATATATAACTTCTGACGGAAAAGCCTATTTTACAACAAGTATCAATACAGACGCAATTGTTGCTAATACTACTCTAGACGTCACTGGAATCACGACTCTTTCTGCCAACCTGAATGTATCTGAAGCAACAGCAATATCAGGCAACTTGGCAGTCACTGGTATTACAACACTTTCTGCCAACCTGAATGTATCTGAAGCTATA